AACCCCCGCAGCAACCTAGTAATCTGCGGGGGCCTCGGTCTATTTCAGTGAAAACTAAGCAGCGTTTCCAATGAAGTACTTGATGTGGCTTGCGTGAGTCAAGTCACCATCAACACGCATCAGTACACGGAATACCGTGCTGTCGGTGTTGAATGCGTAATCGGTCGAAGTTGCAACCTGTACGCCACCTGCGACGCGAACCTGGTAGGAAGGCATATGTCCAAAGAGGACGCTCTTACTTCCGGTGCCAATCGCACTCATGCCGGGATTCTCGATTACGTTGTAGCCTGCGAAGGTGTCTGGCTGTCCTACGTTTACGTTGTATAGGTAGGTGCCATCTCCGTCGCGGAGCTTACGCATTGCGCCGATGGTTGATCCAGCAGCCATGTAGGCAACGCCTGGTAGACGGCGAGCTGCGCCGTCAAGGCTGTACTGAAGGTCAATCAGGTTGTCAGCGGTGAATGCACCAGTGACACCAGTTCCACCAGTGATACCCGAACCAGCAGCGGTTACAACACCGTTTGGCTGGTCAGAGCCAGACCCGGTGGTGAGAGCTGCGTTTACAGCGAAGCCGAGGCCGTTACCAGCCTGCTCTGCCAAGTGAGCCGAGATATCAAAACCAGCGTCCGCGATTAGCTCGTTGGACACGGGGATCAAAAGCCCGTACTTGTAAGCACCGAGAGTGATGCTTGAGTAGGTTGGCTCGCTGTCAGCAAGAGCAGAACCAGCAGCCTTGAGGGTTGCGGTGCTGTATGCGGTCAGGGTTGGGATGGTGATGTCCTCACCAGAGGTGGTGTTGATACGGTTACCAACGTCTAGCATTGGACCGACTAGACGTGCAACGTCAAATACCTGGTCAAAGAAGGTCTTTGGAACAGTGTCGGTCGAAGGTACTAGAGTACGGCGCTCAAAGGTGTGAGTGCCACGGGTAGCTGCGATCTCGCGCAGGATGTCAGAAGAAGAACGCTCCGCAGCAGGCTCGGCCATTACGAAGCCCTTAGCAGCGGCTGAAGCCTCTACTGCGCGCTCCTCGTTGCGGGTAGCAACGGCGATAGCCTCGTCGGCACGACGGATGTCGGCCTCGATGCGGTCAATCTTCTCCATTTCAGCAGAATCAAGGCCACGACCTTCCTTCTCGGCTGATTCGATTACGTCACGAATCTGCTCGGTCAGGTTAGCGCGGACCTCTTGCTGAGACTTTACGAACTCAGACATTTAGTCTCCTAAATAGATTGTTTACATGGATACCAGTCGCGCTGACGCAAACTGAAAACACGGCAGAGCTGACTCACAATCCGATATGTAAATTTTACAGGAGATGTCCGCGGGTAAAGGAAACCCCCAGGGAAAGGACTACCTGGGGGGAACCCGCTTCTGTTTGCGGAAAGGGATTACCGCTTTTCGTCAGCCTTGATAACGCGGGTTTCTTTAGCTGGTCTTTCAAATGGTGTACCGTCTTGGACTTTTCCGTCCTTGTCACCGTCGCGAGCATCAGGCTTGAACGGCACTGGTGCATCTAGACCAACAACTGCGTCTGCCATCGCGTCTGCCAAGTTGGCAATCGGGCCTGACTCTGGGTTTCCGGCGACAGCAAGGATCGCCTTCTTGATATCTTCTCTAGTCGCCATATTAGTTTCCTGTCAGTAACTTTAGTTTCATTTTCTTGAGCGCAAGCATCTCCAAGTCGCCATTGGACTCTGTTTCGTCCTTGACGGTGTAGGAGCTGATTGCTTGGTTTAGCAGGCGACCCTCGTCCTCGGAGAGTTCCTTACCTTCTTCTAGCTTGACCATAGCGTCAGCTAAAGCATCTGGGTCTACGTCTGCTCTTTCCGCAACCTTGTCCAGCCCGCGGACAGAAGTTGTGCCTGCCGTAGAACTGTAAGCGGGAAAGGCAACTATCGAGACTTCGTGCAACCGAACCGACTTCAGAGTACGTTCTGAACCGTCGTTTGACCACTCGTCGCCACCTGAAGGGACTGAGAAGCCGAAGCTCATAGAGTCCACGTCACCGCGACGGAGTAGCTCTGCTGCATCGCGACCTGCTGAGGTGTTTGGGAAGGTTGCGCTTACACGCAGTCCTCGCTCGTCCTCATTCAGTCTCATAGTTCCAGCACGGGTTGAACCGAGGACGGTTCCCGTGTCGTGGTTCCAGAGCAACTTGATGTCGTTTCTTGCGTCAATAGAGCGCTTGAAAGCTCCGGGTGCGATTCGCTCAATAAAGGGTAGTGGCTCAGATGGTGTGTTGAACACTGCGGCGTAACCCTCAAAGGTCATTCCGTCGCCATCCTCGCGAACCTCAAACTCGATCGGAGTAGTGCGAGTCTCGATCTTTGACAATGCTTCGCCTTTCGCTCGGCCTTCGTTTTCTTCTTCTATTCTACTAACGACACCTTCGGCATATGTCAATGCGCGCTGTGCCGCCCTCTTTGACGGACCTGAACCCCAGAGTAAGTGGGCAACTACGCCAGCACTAGGATAATCATCTGAACTAGGTCGCGCGGCGGGACTGTCAAGATCAACAAGGTGACGACTGATCCAAGCACGAATCCGAACCCATTTGTCAGCAGTAACAGAGCCATTTGCCATAGCCCTAGCTTCTCGTATAGTTCTTTCAACCAAGCCATCTCCGCCGTAACCTTCCTTGTAGTAAGCAAGTCCCCTGCGAGCGGCTGCTCTCATGTAAGCCGGAGGGGCTAGGTTTACTTCGCGAAATTCAACTGAGTTTGTTTCTTCTTCCTCTGGCTCAGGGGCTTCTGGCAGAGGCTCAGTTTCGGTTAGTGTTGAGAATTTGTGGGCAACTCTAACATCAGTCTCGCGCCACCCACCTTCTACTTTTTCCCAGATAGATATTAGGGCTGCTGGGTCAGCAGGTGTGCCGTTTACTACGACCGAACTGTCGGGTACGTTTATCTGCCCATCTTCGACGATCTCTTTGACCTGCCCGCGAGCGCGACCGCCTGAGCTGTTCCAAGAGACGAAGCTACCGACCTTGAGGGTCCCAGGCATTGCCCTCTCGCCACCTGGCTCCATATCTTCAGCTACAGAGAGCGCGACCATCTGGTCAATCGCTTCTTGCTTAGTTTCGTGACAGCCCATAACTTCACCGTCAGACTTTTCTACAGCCCAACCTCCGCAGTCTGGGTTACTGTCGCTTATGTAATACGGCATTCTTACCTTCTCCTACCAGGCCTTCTGCGTGGCTTTGGATATCCCATTCCTTTTGGCATCACACACCCCCTAGATTGTCTGCCTGAGAAAACTAATTGTGTGACCTGTTTTTGTAGAAACTGCGTAAAGCTGTTCCAGCGGACTGATTTCAAACTGTATAGTTTGCTCTTTGCGTAGCGTCAGGCCAGTTGCAGGTGTCACGCCTTCGCCGCCAATAAATACCTCGTCGGTGTTGTCGTCATTGTGAATCGTTAGATTGGCATAGCCGTTGTAAACGCCGTCAATAGGCGTTGCAACTGTGCCAATGCTGTTACGACCACTGTGCAGCATTACTGCTCCTCTGGCTGTAGCTGAACCGAAACTGCGCCTGTGTGCTGGAAGGCAGGTAGGCCGAGTTTGGCTGCTGCGTCTGCTGGGTCGTAACCTGACTGAACAAGTTGCTGAAGCATCTGGACCTTTTGAGTCATAGCTGAAAGATCTGCTGCATCTACGTTTACGTTTGCCAGTGGTACGCGGACTGTGTTGGCTGAGGCATCGTCAATCGGCTCTAGGTCCTCAAAACGGCGAACGTCGTTGATCTTGTAGTAACCAGCCTGTAGGCCCTTGCTGTAAGCCTCGGTGCGAGAGTTGATATCCGCCCTGAGAAGCCCGTCAAGGCTAAATTTGACGAAAGCAGCCTCTAAGCCTGTCTCTTGGCTCAAAAGGCCTGTAAGAGCGCCTTCTAGCTTTTGAGCGATAGGTCTGAGGGTGTGTGTGACGAAAGCAATGTTGTTTTGCTCTACCGAAGCGTAGGTGTTGGTGCCAGGTAGCCCTAGGAGGTGTGGAGGGATGTTGAAAGCCCTCGCGACGTCCTCTACGGCCATCCTGCGGCTGTCAAGGAACTGAGCTTGATCATTTGGCACGTTAGTTGGCTTGTAAGCGGCACCGCCAGTGATAATTGCGGTCTTGTGCGCCCTGCCCCAGCCTTTGTGGCGTGAGTCGAAGGCTTCCTGCATTGACTTAGCCTGTTCGGCGGTCAGATTGCCAGGAACCTCTAGCACCCCAGAGGTGTGAGTGCCGGAACCGAAGAATTTGCTTGCGTAGTTCTCCAAAGCTTGTGCTAGACCGAAGTTCTCCTTCAGAGCCTCTACGCGAGAGATGCCACGGAGCGATCCTGGTCTAACGACGTCTGGGATAAAGATAACGTCCTCGGCGCTAAGTGCTTTGTCCTCGTTCTTGACCGTAAACATAACCCTGCCCACGCCGTTTCGCTTTACCTGCACGTCGGTTGGGTTCAAGACATTCATATTGACAATCTCGCCCCTGCGGTTGCGGTAGACGCGGATAAAGACGTTTCCGTCTAGTAGCAGGGAGACGATAGCCGACCCGTAGAAGGCTTCTTTGGTCGTGTCTACGTCTGGCTTAGTCACCCAAGCTGGTCGTGGCCTCAGAGCGCGTCTGGCGCCCTGTGAGCGGACGTATGCGTCCACTGGCAAAGTGGCTACGGTGTCAGAGATAAGAGATACAGCCGAGAACACAGCCGTTAGCTGCATAGCGGTATCGTTATTGACTACAGTGCCGGAAAGTGACTGAGTGTCAATGAAGTCACCTGATCCCCAGACAGTCTGGAAAGAGATGGCCCGCTTCTCGAACAAGTTATTTAGCATTAGCTACGCTCCAAGGCAATACCGAATAGGAGTGCCGCGCTACCCGCTAGAATGATTCCTAGCGGCAAGTAAACAAGTGCTGCACCTACTGAAATAAGTGTTGCACCTGCAATTTGCAAGACTGTTGCTGTCATACCTGCCTAAATAAATACTTGTGGCACTATATCTTCCATTCTACCCACGGTAGCCCGTTCATAAGCAATCACGGCTGCCACTGCCGCGTCTATTCGACGGTTGCTGTTGCGGTTCTCCTTGACAATGCGTGGACCTATGTTGTCTATCTTCAGTACACAGTTGTCTAGGTGCCTCGCAAGCAGCGGGTCGCCTGAGTGGGTAAGTTTCTTCTCCATAACAGCGTCGAAGAATCTCGCGGTGGCCTTGACCATACGAGACGGCGACGTAGAGGGAAACTCTACGATCGGGAGGCCTTTTTCCTCCATTAGATAAGCCATAGTGCGTTGCCAGCGATAGGGGTCGCAAGCAATCTCTCTGACTTTAGGGTGTTGCTGGCAGAAACTGATAATTTCGTTCTCAACGTCGGCAATATCCACTCGCCAGGTGTTATCGTCGTCTGGACCCTTCTCCCAAGCCTTGATTAGGAAGATATGGGGCTGTTCTTCGTCCTTTGGGATAGTGCAACCGACCAAAACGGTCGTATCGCCTGAAAAAGAGCCGTCAAAGCCGATTACAAGCTCATCATCGGGGTTTACCTCGTATTCACCGAGTAAATCGTCCCAAGAACCCGTTGGAAGCCACGTTAGGTTGCTAGAAACCCACTGATTACAGCGTTTGGTGCGGAATTCGGCCTCTGGGGTGCGTAGAACGGTGCTTGCGAAGTCGTCCTCGCTGTTTAGGTCGCCATAACCAGGGTTAGAGGCTATCCAGGTTGCAGGGTCGCGGAAGTCTGACTCCTGATCAGCCTCCCACCACGCCATAAAGAAGCTCGGATCGTCAATCTCGCCCCTACTGACCTTCTGGCCGTACTGATAGAGGCTGTAGGCGATAGAGTCTTGCCCGTTTTTGTCAGATTTCTGTCCGGCAGTGGTAATACAGAACATAGTTGCCATATTTCCACGCGCACCTTGGGCCAACTGCATTACATCGAACAGTTCACGGGTCGGTTGGGCGTGTAACTCGTCAAAAATGACCATTGTGGGCGACAAACCCTCTTTTGTGAAGGCTTCAGCGCTCAAAACGCGGTAAACGGAGCCTGTGGACGGTATTTCGACCGCATCTCGGTAGACCCTGGCTAATTCGGCTAATTCTGGCTCATTTTCTAGCATTTTCTTGGCTTCGCCGAACACAATGCGGGCTTGATCCTTGTCAGCGGCGCAAGAATACACTTCACCCCCCTTGGGACCAGTCAGCAGTGACCAAAGTGCAACACCTGACGCCAAGGCGCTCTTGCCATTCTTCCTGGGAACACCTACGAGGTTTACCCTTGACCGAAAGCCGTCGCCTTCTGCTGCGAACGCGTGTGTTAGAAGATTACGCTGCCAAGGGCGAAGCCGCATAGGCTCACCAGCACGACCGCCAACAGAATCTTTAGTAACCGTAGCGAACGTGTCAATAAAGTCGCTTGCTCTAATTCCATAAGACGAGGTTAGCGCATCTTCGGGAACCGGAGTGAGCCACTTAGGAGGCCAGCTTTCCATTCTTCTCCCACTTGTCCTGCAACTGTTCTAGCTTCGACCTAGCTTTTACCTCGGCGTAGCCCAACTTGGTGCGGTCAGCGGGAGTTAGCCCTAGTCTGCCCATGTTGTTGCTAATCATCACCTCTAGGTCGTGGAGCTGTCGCATTATGCGCCAGTTCTCAGGATCCGATTGCATTCTTTCCATTAGCCATAGTCTGCGGTCTTGCTGCTCGCAAACCATCTGTAGAAACTCAGTGTCGGTGCGACTGCTAATCCATAACTCGCCTTTGCGGTAGATCGAGTCCCACAAGTTCTGGCCTGCGTCGCCTAGCGGGCGCAATGGCTCGGTGTAACCGCCTGGTAGCGCGATTGTTGTGGCTTCGTCAGGCAATGGGCGCTTTCCCGGATTGCCGATAAGGCGCTTCTGCTCAACAGGCTTGGCTGGTCGTCCCATAGAACAAGGTTAGCAGAAAGCTTTTGTTTCGCGACAAGATACGAAGTAGCAGTGTCGGGAAAGAGTGAAGATCTCGGTGGT